CTGGCTGAAAATATGGTTCGTCTGTAGCAGGAGAATCGTTATTATTCCAAAGGCATTTAAAAACTTGGTCATATCGATTACGAATATAAAATTTTCGGATCAATGAGCCGGCACCATCTACTTCAAACATATTAACATTGTCTTGATAATAATCATATATTTCTCCAGAAGTCCAATCAATTCGTTGAACTATGGGACTTATGTTTGAAGAATTTACCAGTTTAGCAACAAACATATTTTTAAATATGTTTTTCATTGCAAGCTGGTTATCAAGCGGTTCTGGAGGATTATTTTCATTATCCCAAGGTAAAACACGGGACATAAAACAATAAGTTGTGCCTACCGGTATATCGGTGTTTTGAATATAGGCAACAGGTGCATAATAGTCCTGTTGAACTTGAACACATTTACCTTGATTTGTCAATAAGCTTTTATTTGCCATGATTTATTTATTATGGGTGTACAATTGCTACAAATGTATTAGCCAATGTTCCATCTAAGCAATAATACTTAGCATAAATGGTTGATGTTGAAGGAATATTATATGTGGTTGAATTGACAGTTGAATTGATAGCAGAAACCCCATGCGTAAAGGTTTGATTAGTACCTGCGGTATTTGTTAACCATAATTCAACAGATTTTCCAACATAAAAATTGCTTAATGTAACAACTAAACCAGCTGATGTCTGAGCACGATAAACAGGACCATCCGAAAAACTGATATTGATAGCTGTTTGACTGCTAGGATAAGTGTTTGCTGAGTAAACAAATCCTTTTTGTGGAGTTACCACACCAGAAAATTCAACAGAATCTCCATTGAATGATGCGATTCTATTTAATGTGTTACTACCTATAGGCATATTCCACATTTCAATACGAGTACCACGAGCAGAGTCGGTATGGTTTTCTGTGGCTACAATGTCTAAACGACCTACACCTAAAGGCGCATAACCTGTGGTACCATATCCGTTGCCGGAGACTCTCATCATTACATCACCATTTGCAATTGCTTGTGGTGCTAATCTTGTACCTCTTGAACTTCTACCAGCAAATACAACATATGTATTGGCACCATAAGAATCAGCAACGATACGAGAAGATACATTTTGTTTACCTGAAATGTGTAACATATAACCATCATTAGATGGGGTAGCTACACCAGCTGTTGCAGAAATTGTTAATGCGGCTTCTGTTGGTGAAAAATTAGAATTTGCTAAAACTAATGTGCCATTCATTGTTACATTACCAGCAAAATATACATTTTCATTATTATAATTTTCACTTACTGATTCAATTACATATGTATTGGCTAAATCACTATTGACAGTAAAATATTTTAAATGCTTTGTGGCATATGGTTGAACTTTTGTTGTTGTACCTTTGGTACTAGAATTATTTGCGGAAACACCATGTGTAATAGTTCGTGTTGTCGCTGAATCATTATACACAAACAAATCAATATACTTACCAAGAACAATATTACTATGAGCAACCACTAAATCACTGGTAATATTTGTTTTAACAATATTGGCGGCTTGATAGTTTAATGTGATGTTTGTTTGTGGTGAAGAATATGTGGTTGGAATCGACATGGCATTGGCCACATAAGTTGCACCGTTGGCATAGATTATACCGTCAACACTAAGAATGCCTGGTACATACAAACTATTGTTTAATGTGATTGAACTTGTGTTTGCAACAGCCGCATTGGCTTTATTAAAAGCCGCCCACGCATGATTGTTTGCTGTTGTAATATTAGTATTTTGTGTAAGATTAACACCTTGAATAATACTAATTGCTGTATTTTGATCCGTATTTACGGTTTCAATGCTGTTCAGCTGAGTATTTTGTGTATCATTTACGCCTTGTATAATTGAAATACTGGTGTTTTGATTGGTGTTAACAGTTTCAATAGAATTCAATCTAGTATTTTGTGTATCATTGATACCTTGAAATGTGATTGTATTTGCGGCCGCTGTATTGGCAGCATCAAAAGCGGCTTGCGTATAATTTGCCGATGCGGCTGCAGACGATTGAACAGAATTATCAGAAAATTTAATATAACTTGCACCGTTCATTGACAAACCATAACGAGAGAATGTTGCAACAACATTAGCTTTACGTTGACCGCCTACTGCAAAAACCACATTGGCACCAGCCGATGCAGTGCCAATAATTAAATTACCATCTGAAGATGAATTAACAGAACCGTGAACATATAGATATCCATCTAATGGCGCCTGCGCAGAAAATTCTTCATCAACATAAAGTGAGTTATTGATACCCATGTCGATGTAATTATTTGCATTGGTACCAATATCTGCCGTAGCCACATAGTCCATTGAATTGTTTGCATCGGTATTTTGTGCATTAACTTGTAAATATGGATCACCACGACCAGAAAACTGTGCAATTACATTTGTTAAAGCAATTTCATTTTCACCAACTTTTAATGGGTTATTATGAAAAAGACCTTCTGCGAGTGTGTTTGCAGTAATTTTTGCAGTAATATCTGAATCAGTATCAACTATTACAAATAAAGTATTGGCTGTATTTAAATCTAAATGTGTTATTTCTGGCAGGTCTGTTATTTTTACTGTGGACATTTTTTACCCTAAAGTAATGACTTTGTTATCTTGTGTTAATAATATTTTTCCATCCTGCGTCAACAGTTCAGGATAGTATTGTTGGCCAACCGATCCAAATATTAATACATCGCTTGTCAATACGGTTCTTTGTACTGAAATCAACGAATTTACTACATTAGCCAAAGAAGTTGTTAATGTTATTGTATTATTTTGTGAATCAACGCTTTGGACAGTTTTTTCAGTATTATTAGCAACCAGTATTTTATCACCAGCAAATACTATATCACCTAAAGGATGCTCAGGATCACTATAATATCCGTTATTTATGATGTCATAGGAATCAGTGAAAGATGATATATTTATGACATTACTACCAGCATTTGCTGTTACATGGGCTACGTTGGCATAAGTCAGCCATACATTGTCTTTTAATATGACCGTATTGGCTCCGTCAGCATAAACATTGGTTACTTCAGACTGAACTCCAAAACCATTAGATAAAGTTAATGATAATACGGTATTGGTTGAAAAAATAAAATCTTGTATGTTGGCTCCAACCAGGCCATAAAAATTAACTATATTATTACTTTGATTTTCCCATGTGGAACTCATGGTTACATAAGAACCGGGGTCTCCGGTGTAAAATCCTAGAGTGTGACCAAGCTGTAAAACACTTTCTTCTGCCAAATCATATTTGCAATTGGCTCGCATATCGTATCGGCCAATGACTTTCATACCAGTAGGATGTAATAGATTGAGTAATGTATCTCTATACTTGGCTATTTCTTTTTCTACTGTGATTTGATATGTGAAGTTGTTGTAGTTTTCATCCTGTAAAACGTCAAAAGAACTTGGTTGACCAGAGGTATCTAAATATTGACCTTCACTAATTACCAATCCGTTTAAGAATGAAGCATTTGCAAGAGCAGTACCATCACCATAAGTAATTACTCCTGTTGAATCAAAGCGGGTGGCCGCATTAGCCAATACATAATCACTAGACAAATTCATTACAATATTTGTGTTAGCAACTTTAATAGGTAAACTAAAGTTTGGTATCGATGTATAATCGTAGGATCTTAAACGATACAAAGTTTTGGTTGGATCGGCATTTAAAACTAAAGGAACAATCGAATCAACTTTCGACTTATATGTAAAATCTTCTGTTGAATTGCCTTGATATATGACATCTCCTCTGACCGGCGTTAAACCAATTTGCAAATTAGCTACAACCATGTCTTGAACTTTTAACGATACATTGGGCGCAGCAATATAATCTTCACCAGGATTTAGAATTTTTATAGATGAAATAGCCCCAACACGGTCTACAGTAGTTGAGAATGTGGCGCCATCACCTAATATTCCAGGAACAGTCAATATAGCATTAGTTGCACCAACATTGGCTGACGAAACTGTTACGGTGGGTAAACCATCAATACGATAACCTAACCCACCTAAAGGATAAGTTAAATCGGAGGTGCTATAAGTGTAGCCAACCGATAAAATTGTGCCGTTAGCATCTACTTCTGTAACTTTTGCATTTGCGCCAGCACCATAACCATCACTAAACAAAATGATATCATTATTTTGATACCCTTGGCCGCCAGAAACAATTTTTATGGGCGCTAAAATGCCTAAATTTCTCAAATCTCCAGGACTATCAGTATCACTGTCATATTGTGAAATTGCTCTAATTGATGGTTGACTTACAATTCCACCTCCACTATTTTTAACAATAACAGCGGAAATTGGATCTGTGGATATTGAAACGTATGAAAATGCATTAGCCAAACTGGTACTAGCATTTGCTAAAGCTATATTTGAAAAATTATAATCTGCAGCACCAATCTGTATTAATTTTTTTAATCCTATGTTATCTATAGGAATAAAAGTCACATTAGCAGAAAGTGCCGGATCTGGATTT